GCGATGTGCTACAAGTGCTTTCAGCGTTTTGGTCCAGACAGTATTTTCTTCCAAGTTACTGGTGTTCCAGATCCTCAGATGTTCAGCAAGGGCAATCCTGATGAAAGCTTTGATATAACAATTTCCTATGATGTTCAGAACACTGATCCCGAGAAGCAGGAAAACAAGCTAAACTCCATGCTTTCTCTTCTTCAGTTAGACAGAAACGGAAGAATAAATATAGATAACTTAGTGACGCTAATTGCTGGGAGCGTAGATCCGGTCTTGGCTGATAGTGTCCTTCAACCAGTAGAAGTTGCGCAGCAACAAATGCTAAAGGATATTACAGATGACTTATCAAAAATTTATGCGGGGATCGAGGTTCCAGCGCGTCCAAACGGCGCTCAAACAGCTATGCAAATCATTCAGCAGTATACTCAGCAGCCAGATATTGCCCAACGTATGCAAACTGATCCTGCTTTCTCGCAGCGTTTGCAAAAGTATATGGGCCAGTATCAGTTCTCTATGCAGCAAGCTGAGAACGCGCAAATAGGTAGAATTGGTACAGCCCCCGCCCAGATGGGTGGAGTGCAAACCCAGAACATGGATCAGTGAGTTTAGAGAAAGATATACAGTCTTTGCACAACCACGAGTCTTTTGCTCGTTTTATAAAGGTCATAGAAGCTTTGCGGGAGGAGTGCATAGGAGATATGCACGAGGCCGCTACCGAACAGCTTCAGCAAATATCTGGAAGGATAATTACCTATGACCAGATATTGCAAATGGTTGATTCAAAAAAACTAGAAAAAAGACACAAAGATTTTATTTGATGCGTGATAGTATGTTTCCGCGCAATCGCTAGGCGTTAAATAGTGGAAACAGTTATGGACGATGAAATCAATACAGCCGTCGCTGAGGCTGAACCGGAATCAGTGGACAACCAAAATATATCTGCGTCTGACTATGTTCAGAGACGTAGTGAGGCTTTACTAGGACAGCAGTCTGAAGAAGAGCCTCAAGAATCGGCTGAGGAAGCTAGTGAGGAAGAAGTTCCAGAGCAAGCAACCGAGGATAATGTTCTTTCACAGTTTGATTTAGACAGTTTGTCGGATGAGGAAAAAGACGCTTTGCGTCAGCAACTCATTCCCGGCGCGCAGTCGCGTATCAGTGAACTTACAGCAAGACGGAAGGCTGCTGAGGAAGAGTTGCAAACTATGCAGCTAAAAATCAAGGAGCCGGAAGTTAGGGACAACCCCCTTTCTGGTATATCAACCCTTGAAGATCTTCAAAAGAAGTCTGATGAGGTTAGTGATGTTATCAGTTGGGCTGAAGACCTGTTGTTTGAGTCCGATGAATATTCTGCTGACGATGAAATAACTACAGTAGAAGGTCGCCCGATGACTAAGGCTGAAGTGCGTAAAGCTCTTCAGAGTGCCCGAAAGTCGCGCGATACATACATTCCAGACCAGTTGCAAAAGCTACAGAGTTTGGAAGACGCAAAAGCAATGCGTCAGCAGTTGGGCAGTAAAGCCGTAGAGGAACTTGAATGGCTAAGGGACGAGAATGAAAACGATCTAAAGAGTCAGTTCATAGCAATTATGAGTGACCCTAGGTTGCAAGACTTGGAAAAGTCTGCGCCAGATTTGTACTCTCAGATTCCCTACTTCATGTCTCACGCTGTAAATAGCATATACGGGAGAAAGCCAGTAAAGGGAAACAGCAAACCGATTTCAAAAAAATCGTTAAAGCTAACTCCTTCTAGTGGTTCAACTCCAGCGTCTGCAATGTCTGAAAAAGCTGAAAGACCTTCAGGCAAGGCCCTGAAAGAACATAGAAACCGATTTAAATCATCTGGACGTAAAGACGATTTCATCACGTTAAGAACCTTACAATTACAAAGTAAATAATCATGGCATTCTCAGATACATTCGATACCACAAATCCGGGTAGCGCTGTTTCCAATCGTGAGGACTTGATGGATGTACTTACCATCTTGGCCCCCGAAGAAACGCCTGTCCTTTCATCCGCATCGAA